CAAACATCTCACTTAAATCTCGAATTTTTTGCTTAATGTAATTGTAATCACAAACGTCACCAGGAGTATAGATTATGTACCCCTCTCTTTCCCACTTATCATAATTTACTTTATCTCTCTCTGACCTTCTCTTAGCATTTTCTTCAGGTATAAAAGAATAGTTTATAATATCGTAACCACCTTCGTCATCAGGGAACAATAGAGCTAAACAAGTAACATCTCGTGTACTTGCCAAGTCTAATCCTGCGTAACAAACTTTACCTCTTAAATTAGACTCACTTACTTCATCAGCACAAGCCATCCACTTCTCATCACTAATCCACTTAGTTTCATTTGCAACCCATTGATTTAAGTGTAATCTACGAAAAGTGTTTTCAAAAGAAGGTTCATTTTTTGCTTTTACTGATTGTTGTTTCATATACTCTTCAGTAATAATTGAACCATA